AGACCGCACCAAGAACTCCTTGATGCGTTCCATGTCGCCCTTTTTGAAGCCGGACATTTCCCCGACGTTCGCAATGACCGAGTTGCCGGTGATGTTGCGCAGGAATGGTGTCTGGTCGTGTCGGCTCAGGTCGAGCTGGACGGGAGCCAGATCGCGACCGCCCGACAGTTCCTTGCAGATCAGCAGGCCGAAATAGGATTTCCCCGCATCCTGCCCACCAATCAACGCCAGCGAGATCGGCGCCGAGATTCCAGGATAGTTGATGCGGCAGTACAGGCTCAGCCAGAAATACTTGCTCACCATCCGGTTCAATTCGGTGTCGAATGGCTTAAAAAGATCGATCAGCAACGTGCTAATTCGCTCTTCGCCGTCCCACTCCGGTATCTTCTTCTCGAACGTCTCTATCAGCGAGTTGCGGCGGTATCGACGCGCCCAAACGCAGCAAGTCTCAATCGTCTTCTTAATCGAGGGATCGTCCAAGGCCGCAGCCGCGAGGGCGCCCATCAGGTCAATCGGGTCGAGGGTCTTGTTGTTGAACGCCACGCCGCGATGGTCCACCAGCCGTCCGCGAAACTCGTCGAAGTGCGGATGCGGGACGGTTCCATCACCCTTGCAGAACAAAGTATCGTACACCGCGAGATAGTTGCTGTCGGAAGTCGAGCTGTATTTAGTGATGAAGTCATCGAACGGCCCTTTCACCACCCGGCTGACCGGAAGATCGAACGCCTGGTCGAGCATCAACAATCGCGCTCGCTTTCTCAAGTCTGGTTCCGCATACGCCTCGGCGTATCTTGCCGCCTTTTGTGCGCGGTGCGTTTCGTTCCTCGCAATCGCATCATCGGCCGCCTTGCTCGCGGCGGTCATCAAAGGGTCCATTCCAGCATCTTCTATCTGTGTGAGATCGAACTCACTGGACCCTGATTCGTCATCATCAAAAATATTATCTTCGTCGATAATCATGTTAGGTTTGCCGCCTTCTGCTTTACATGATCGGATTCAACATTGCCTCTACATATTGAGGCGAAAGGGACGGCTATTATCTCCTACCTAAACCGGCATAGCTAATAAGTTCCGTCCCCATCCGAAAATTTCTGTACCGTTCGTCGATTAAAATACGTCAAACGCCACGACGAACCAGAACGTCAAAGCAGAAAGGCCGAAGAAGAAGCACAGAAGCGACGCGAGGAAGTTTGCGACTTGTATTTTCCATCCCTTTAGGCCTTCGAAGAAGATGATAAGGCCGAGGAACAGCAAGCCAATGGCTGTGATCAGGATTCCAGGATCGTTTTGCATATTGTCTACTCCTCACCGATGTGACGGCGGTTGATTCTTTCCAATTGTTCGACGATATAGGGTAGCACGACTTCATCCGTGAAGGCCGCCCACGTCCGGCGATGCTCTTTGCGGCAGGTATCGTGGCCGCAACCGAACACATATTCGTGCTCGGCTCCAGGGATCGGTCCGCGAAAGTAGGCGCCAAATGGATCGCCATTTGTATGCTCGTCTCCCCATGGGCAGCGGATGCGATATTTACCGGACATATTCTGTTGGACTTGGCCGCCCGCTGCCTCGCCCATTTTGTATTTCGTGCAGATGTGCTCGGCATACTTTAGCCACACCTGGTCATAAACCCAATCGTCGCGGTTTATCTCCACCTTCTTCATCTGTGGCATGATGATGCGGACGCCGAAGGCCTGGGCGATTTCCTCTGGCGAGTAGCGCTTGGAATAGTCTGCGTGATACAAACGCACGAGTTCGGGCTTGCCGTTTTCGTCGGCATACTTGAAGTTGCCGTCTTCCCCGCGCTTATTGTTGAAGCCGAATGGCATGCGACCATAACGGCTTACGTCTTTGACGGTGTTGTCGCCGCCTTTCTTTAGCACCTGGTCCACGAACGAATAGAGCAATGCCTTAAACTGGAGCATGTGGGACATCGGCTCTTTGAAGAAATACCAGAACTGGTAGTTGTTCGGCGAAGTCTCCACAATCGCGGTCGGCTCCAGGCGCTCGCGGAACTCGTCGCGGTTGAAGTCGCCCTTGGACCCTTTGCCGGAGCCGATGTCATCGACCATTAACGCCAGTCCGTGGCCGAAAGAGGCCTCGCCGCGCCAGTATCGCATCTGGCCAGTCTTCGGGTTGGGCGTCTTGATGGATGACGATATACAGGCATAAGCGTTGGATCTGGAATTGATGTACTTGCCTTCCTTCCAGGGCACGGGCCACCAGCCTGCGTTGAGCTTGCGGCCGTTTTCGTCGGTCTGGACTGTGGCCTCTTCAGCGTAGCCGACCATCACCCGTTCGTCTTCCGGAATCCCTCGGCCGAGTTCTCTCAGGAATTCTTCGGCCTGGGCCAATCTTATTTCGTGAGGCTTCATGCGAGCCGCTCCGGGCGCCCTTTGCGTCGAGGCACTTCCACGAATTGTCGCTTGCCGCCGGCCTTACCGGCATAGCTTGTCCTTCCTTCGTTGATCTGGTCCCAAGCTTCAGTGACCTTGTGCTGCCGCGCCTTTTCTAGCGCCGGGGGAATCTTCGCATCATCGATGCCGCGAACCCACATGAACATCAGGAACGTCGCCAGGTCCAGGAGATTGTTCTCATTGCCCTTCAGCGCATGTTCGGCGAATCCATCCAGCAGAACATTTTCGTCGCAATCGATCCATCCGCCTCGGCCCTTGTCGCGGGAGCGCTGCAACTTCTGGCGGATCGCCGTTGCGAACATGGACAGAGCATACTCGTCCTGCGCTTCAGGCTTTGCCTTCCTGAGAACGTCGAGGCTGGTCATGATGACTCCATCTACTGGTGAAGGTTTCTTCGGTTCCATTACACGGACTCCTTGTTAGTCGCGGCGTTGATGTACGCATCCAGCAGCTTTTGTGTATCGGTGCGGGCTATGCCGTTGTACAACAGCGCCATTACGGCATCGTGCATCGCCTCAGTCTCCTTAACCGGAATTAGGGCGTAACCATCCGGCACGCTGTGACTCGCCACAGGACCGGTATACAAAGGGGTCAAGAATTCGTAAGGTGGCTCTTCCGCCCAGCAGGCCGGATGGTCCAGTCCAATATAGATGTAGCTTCCACCGGGTTGGCTTGGATCGAGCAATGGCGCAAGTTCCTTTTTGCGGGCGTACCCTATGATTTGCGGGTGTTGTTTGTAGGGTTGCGTCTCCGCAAGCTTAGATTCAAGCTCCGCTATCCTGACCAACGCGGCGTCGCGCTCTATGACGATCTTCTGGGCAGCTTTGATGCTGGCGTGGTCACCATGAACTAGCAACTTGCCGTCGCCGTCGCCTACGCCCATGGTACATTCGTGGGCGGTCTGTGCCGCTGCCAGTGCTTCGTTGAGCCGGAATCCTTCGTGTACCCAATCAGTCAACTTTCCTTCCAGCTCAGCGACCCTGGCCAGAGCTGTATCGCGTTCCGCCTTATAACGGCAATAAGTGTGGCCGTATTCATCACCGACCACGCCGTCGCAATAGCTTGCTGCCAGTTCGCTCCCGCGCTTTTCCGATGCTTCAAGTTCCTTTTCCAGACGAGCGATGGTTTCTAGTTGCTTAGCAAGTCGATCAGAATCGGACTTACCTGGCTCATGGCGGCATGGGCTGGGATTAAATTGCTGTTCAGGCTCTTCTGTCAGAGTTTCCTGCATTGCCAGGATTCGTTTTTTCCCGGCGTCAGTTATGCTCCAACAAGGCTGACTGCCGAACATGTATCCAGCTACAGAATCATCCCAGGACAAATTTACGAGTCCCATTCGTCTCAGAGCCTTCAAGGTTGAATCAGTCGAAGGACCGTGAATCCAATTGTAAGAATTCCTAGACAGCCCTAGCAGAGCTTCAACTTGCCTATGACTCAGCTTCATCAAATCTGGCATATCACTAACCTCAATTACAAATGGCGATATTGAGCACTTTATCACGACCGGCCGCGAACCTCTCCAGGAAGTCCACCAGGTCATTCAAGATGGTGCCAGCTCGGCCTAGTTTGTGATTGATCAGGAGTTGCGCGACTCGGTGGCCGACGAATGTTCCGGCAGGAATCTGCGGCCATGCTTCGCCGATACTTTTGAGCACTGCATCGGTATAGCTTTTGTCTGCGCCGGCTTTGTGGTGGGCGAGTATCGTGAGATCGCGAACATATCGATTGATTATCCGCCGCAGGAATTCGTCTTCAGTCCCGGCCAGGGCGCCGCATTCACGAAGCTGACGCAGGAGGCGCCACCCCAGGTTACGCTTCCATTTCTCGGCGAATTCTTCGGCCTCTGCGAATGACGCACGCATGATGCTCTCGACTGGGATGGTGATCGCGCCGCCTTCTTTCGTCCCAGTTTCCAGAACTGCCCATTCACCGTGCTTGCGGTGCTCGATGAATCCGATGAGCATTCCGACGTTCGTTTCAGATTCCGCCATCCCAGTCACGCGAACGACGGAATGGCGCGGGAACGCTTTCGATCCATAGAGGCTGGACTGGGAATTGACCCACCCGGCCATGGCCAAGTCGGAGGCTTCCGCATGGATCAGCTCGCGACGGATGCGAACGGCCAGAGCCGGGTCCAGCTCGCGACTGCGACGCAGGTAGCCGGGCTTTAGGTTCGGGTCGCGAGTCTTGTCGACATTGGGATTCGGATTGCCGACCGGGAGTTGGTCGCGGGAAATCTTGCATTCTTGCATTTAATGTATCCTCTGTTTTGGAGGGCAGTACAGGCGGCGGCGCTAGTATCGGCCACTTTCCTGCCGAAGTAAAGTCGGATTAAATTAGCTCGCTTTGACGAGTCAGCTGATAGTATACTCTTCTTGCGCAGAGGTAAAGCAGAACTGTACGTTATAAGGAACATTCCATGGCGGAACATATTTTTACTCACGAAGGTACTGTGGTGTTTGAGGGCCGGTCCCGGACGGTGAAGCTCCGGCGTGGCAACCACCACTGGGTAGACCCCGATAGACATCGCTATAGCCCACAGGACGGCCGCGCCGCTTCCCAGGCTGTCAAGGGTGCGGTCTTGGTCCTTTCGACCGTCCGCTGGCTCCCTGGGGCGAAGAAGGCCGCAGAGCAACTTAAGGCCTTCCCTTATAAAGGAAGGGTCCATGCGCTCGGTGCTGCTTGGCACTATGTCCTGTTGCGGCGCACGAAAAACTTCTATGTCGATCCGCACGGCCGCAAATATCGTCGTGATACTGGGTGGTCTGTGGACGGTCTGCTTAAACTGAGTCTCAATTCAATTAAACCTAGCGTTGGAGAACGCAAATATGTCAGCATCTAACTTCACCGTCGATAAGATCGAAGAGCGATTCGGCTTCCGACCTAATAGCCAGCAGATCGACGCGATAAATTCCGTCGTTAACTGGTATCGCGGTTGGTGTGATCGAGCGCACCGCCGTCAGGTCTATCGACTCGCCGGTTTTGCAGGAACTGGTAAGACTTCTATTGCGAAGATCATCGCCGAACTTTGCTGCTCGATGGACTGGACAGTCTTCATCGCGCCGACCGGAAAGGCCGCCGCGCGGCTTCGTGAGAAAGGTTGCGTCAATGCCCGGACTCTTCACAGCTTTATCTATCGACCGATTGGTGAAGATGAAGACGGCGAAATCATGTTTGCCAACAAAGACTCGCTCGACGAGAAACCGAAGTTGGTAGTTCTCGACGAGTCGTCCATGATCGGCGAGTGGGATGAAGAGCGCCTGTTGTCGCACCGAATTCCGGTTCTGGAGATTGGCGACTTTGGCCAAGTTCCTCCTGTACGCGGCGTCCAGATTTTCCACGAGAACAGCTGTGACACCATCATGACCGAAATCGAGCGCAACGCTGGCAATATCGTTCGGGCGTCGATGTTCGTCCGCCAGGGAAAGCGCCTGCCCTGCCGCGAGTATGACGACATATTGGTCCGGGCCGGCTTCGATATGTCGGATGATGAAATGCGGACGTTCCTGGACGATGATGGCGTGATTCTTTGTGCTTACAACAATACTCGCCGTCGCTTGAACGCACGCGCTCGCCGAATCCTCGGCTACAAAGGTGCGCAGCCGGGAATCGGCGAGAAGCTGGTATGCACTGGGAACCAGCACGAATATGGAATCATGAACGGCGAACAAGCCATTCTGCTGGACTTCAAGCCGGTTCCTGAAGGGCAAGAAGATGATGACGAGCCTGATGAAATGTTGTTCGCCAAAGTTCGCATTATCGGTACGAACTTTGAACGCTGGGTTAAGTTCAATCCTCTGAGTTTTTCGGTCGAGGAAGACGTGCGGCTGGAGGCGCAGAAGGCCATTGGCGGATTCGACTTCGGATGGGCGATGACGTTCCACAAGTCGCAGGGATCAGAATGGAAACGGGTCGCCATGTTAGAAGAAAACTTGCCGTCCATCCCTTATAGTCAGTTGATGTATACTGGGATAACTCGCGCAATCGAATACTTACTGTTCTTGCGTAAAAGCTAGGAACTTCTCGAACATAAATAAGTTCCCTAGAGTTTGGACTTTCCCGAAAGAAAATATTTAGGAAAGTTCAGGCTAAGGGTATTCCCTTCTTCAATTAGTTTAGAGATAATCCCCGCACAGGCCAATAAGCCATCCCTTTGAACATTCCCGGAGTAAGAACATGGAACAGAAGGACCAGAACGAACAGACCCAAGGCGAAGAGCTGACCAAGGAACAAGCAGCTACCCTGCGCAAGGCCGAGAAGGCCGCTGAGCGCCAACGTAAAGAGCGCGAGCGCGCCGAGAAGGCCGAGGCCAAGGCCAAGGAAGCCGAGCAGAAGAAAGCCGAGCGCGAAGAGAAGCGCAAGGCCGAGCGCGAGAAGAAGGAAGCCGAGCGCGCCGAGAAGGCGAAGGAAAAGGCCGCCGCCAAGGAAGCCGAGCGTGCTGAAAAGGCCAAGGCCAAGGAAGCTGAGCAGGCCGAGAAGGCCAAGGCGAAGGAAGCCGAGCGCGAGCAGAAGAAGGCCGAGAAGGAAGCCGAGCGCGCCAGGAAGGCCGAAGAGAAGAAAGCCGCGCAGGAAGCCCAGAAAGCAGCCCGCGAAGAAGAGCGCAAGCGCCTGGCCGAAGAGAAGAAGGCAGAGCGCGAAGCCGAGAAGAAGCGTCGCAAGGAAGAGCAGGAAGAGCGCCGCGCGAAGGCAGAAGCCCGTCGCGAAGACCTGAAGTCCAATGGTTCGCGCCGTCCGCGTGCCACCCACTTCATCCCGACCGGCGACGGTCATGGAACCCCGCAGGCCTTCTCGACTCGCGGCAAGGTGTTCGCTTACATCAACGAGCACTGCACCGTTGGTGAGCCGGTCGAAATCGAATCCTTCGGCGAGAAGGTGGCCCACTTGCTGTACGGCACCTCGGTTCGCAGCTACCTGAGCAAGCTGGAAATCATGGGCTGGGTCGATCTGGTTGCCATCGCTTCGAAGGAAGACGAAGCTGGCCAGGGCGATGACGAGAAGGCCGATGAAGGCCAGGAGCACGACGGTGAAGGTCAGGGCGCCGACGGTTCCGATGGTGAAGAAGAGTAAGCCGCCGCTCTTCTGAGACCGAATCGTCTAGCTCTTCAAGGGACTCATGAAAATGGGTCCCTTTTTTATCCTCCCAAGTTCTGTACACTCATAAGGAACATCTCATGATTCCTGATCACAAAGTTATCATCGTGGGAGCCGGACTCGCCGGCCTGATCGCCGCGCATCGTTTCCCTCAAGCCCAAATCATCGACGCGGCGACGCCGACGAGCAAGGAACGCCACAACGCGCTCTTGCGGTTCCGCTCACCAGTCATCGGCCAACTCACCGGCATCCCGTTCCGCGAAGTCACCGTACACAAGGCCATCTACATTGACGGCGAGTTCGTTTCCCAGCCGCGCATCGACTACTGCAACATGTACTCCAGGAAAGTAACGGGCGGCCTGTCGGATCGGTCCATCTGGAATATGGCGACCGAAAAGCGTTGGATCGCGCCGGCAGACTACTATGAGCAGCTGGTCGCTAAGCTAGCGAATCGCATCAGCTGGGGCAGGCCTTTCGACGCCTCTTTCTTCCAGTTCCTTCGCCGGCAAGATGATCACGTTAATATCATCAGCACAGCACCATTCCGCGCCAATCTGGCTGCGGCAGGGCTGGACCTGGGGATCGACCCGTCATTCGGCGAAGGAACCTCCATCGTCGTGAGTCGGTACAAGCTTTCCATTCCTTGTGATGTCTTCCAGACGGTGTATTTCCCTGGTCCCGAAGTGGGAACGTTTCGAGCGTCCATCACCGGCGACACCCTTATCGTCGAATCCGTTACTAAGGGCATCGTGGAGACTGCGGCTGGTGAAATCGAAACCATCGAATGGGACAGCAACTGGGACCTGGATGAAGTTTGCTCGGCCTTCGGCATCAGGAAGAAGAATCTCATTCCGGACGGCGAGCCGACCGTCCAGACCAAGGGTAAAATCATTCCGCTCGGCCGCGACGAGCGCGAATCCATGATCTGGAATCTCACCCATGAAGCCGGCATCTTCTCGCTCGGTCGGTTCGCGACCTGGCGAAACGTCCTTCTGGACGATCTGGTTTCGGACATGGACGTCATCGAGCGCCTGATGACTTCTTCGTCTTATCAGAAGGCCAAGAAGATGTTCGTGAAATAATTTACACAAAGTGCTTTACTTCTGAGCCAGGTGAGAGTAGTATTCCCTCATCGAAACGCGAAACCCTTCAACCAAAAGGAATCGACAAAATGGCCCGCGAAGTAACCTTCTCCACCGACAAAAACACCACCAAGACCTACGCCACCAAGGCCAATCTCGAACGCGCCATCGCCAAGGCCGAATGGCTCGGTGAAAGTGCACGCTACTTCATCCACATGACCGAGGATGGCCGCCTGACCCCAGTGTTCCTTCTTAACAGCCTTCCTGCGGGAGCTGGCGCGGTGTGGTGCGCCCAGCACGGCTGGAATGTGATAGGTTAATGGCAGTCGATCCTCGCGAGGCAGCGCTCAAGCGGGCGCTGCTGGCTTTCTTCAGGGCCACAGATGCCCTTGGCGGCGGGAGTCTCACAATAACGGCCCGGATCGTCGGGCCAGAAGGCGACAGGAAGCTTCGCGCCAGTTATTTCCTGAATGGCGAGAAGCTGAGCCTGTCCGATATCATCGCTAAAGTGGAGGCCGAAGATGGGCCGGATCGTTAACATCAAAGTAGTCATTTCTCGCACGACCGAGCGCGACTCCATGGGTGCGCCGTACATCCATGAGTCTTACCGCACTTTCACCTTCGGCGCCGCTACAACGTTGGTTGCGGCCATCGACTGGGTGAAAAGCCAGTGCCCGGAAATCGTGGATATGATCATCTACGAACCGGAGACGGTGGCTGCTCAGCAGGAGCGCTATTAATGTACGCACCAGACCATCCTGAAGAGGTTCCTATGTCTTTCCTCGAAATGCAAATCGACCC